GTCGAAATTAAGCATTTCTTCTTTTGCTCTCCGTGCAAACTCTTTGTTGATTTCGAATCCGTAAGAGTGCCGCCCCAGCTCATAAGCCGCCCTCAATGTCGTTCCCGAACCGGCGCAAGGGTCTATTACCACATCGCCCGGATCCGTGAAAACTTCAATAAGCTGTTTCAGAAGCGCCACCGGCTTTTGTGACGGGTGAATTTTCGGGATCTCTTTGCCGTCGCGGGTCCATTCGAACCAGTTAAAAACCATTCGCCCGGTTCCGCGTATGTTCTTCCCTGTCACCGGGTCAATTTCAAGGCCATTTCGGAATTTCGGCAATTTGTCCTGGTAAAACAACAGGGCGTATTCTGTCGCACCGACAACGCGCATATTTGCCTTTAAAACTTGCGGTGAGTAGTGCTTGATGAACACCAGCGGAATATAATTTGGAAATCCGTTTTTCGCCGCCTTTTCAACGACGATATGCGCCCGTTCAAAACTTGTGAAAACAATCATACAAGGCGCATCCGATGACCGGCCCCGCGCTGATTGCCATCCGCCTTTAGGCGGTTTCCTCAGTAAGCTATGGCAAAAGTGCCAAAATTCGGCCTCATTGAAATAATAATCTGACGGGAAAGCAGCCTTTCCGGCTTTGTCGCTTTCGCCGTTCTTGTTATCGCCGCCCTTATACCAAACAGGATTGCTCCCGTAAAAGTTATTCCCCACGTTATAAGGGATATCAGCAATAACTAATTGCGCCTTGTGAATCGGGTATAACTTCCACGACTGGAAATTGTCGTTGTACAGTTCGCATTTAATGCGGTTCTGATGTGTCATTGGTTGATTGCTCATTTTTTCTATTCTTTCCCCCGTGTCTTGCTTGCAATACCGTTCCGGCGTAAGCGGGATATCTTACGGATACAGAATCCGCCCGCGTTCCGTCCTTCTCGGTAAAATACATATCTCTTTCTTTGCTTAGTTTTACTAGCCGTTTCGCCCGGTCACGGGCTGCGGCGGTATCGGGTTGTTTCATGATGTACGCCTTTCCAATTCGCTCACCAACACCGCGCCCAGCTCATGCACGAATTTGTAATTATGTCGATGCCCAATATCGGTAAGCTCTGTTATGCAAACATCCCAATCAGTTTGGGTTAAGCTGGCGGCATTATCTCGCCAGCGCTTAAACCATACGTTTATAATTTCGTTCATCACCGCCCGGAATTCATCATTTGGGATCGGCGCATCAGATAAATTCAATGTTTTCCTCCCATCCAAAATGTTTATATTCGGTCAGCTCGTTTTTTAGGCGTTTGGTGGATTCCTCAAACCAAAGCGGTATGAATTCATCCTGTGCGCCCAAATCGCGGTTTTTACAGATTTCTATTACGTTTGTACTTGTGTAAATATCATCCGTCGGTTTCCATCCGAATTCTTGCCGTGTAAACTTTTGAAAATCATGGTTGTTTCGGTGGATGATAAAAGCGTTATCAACAGCATTCGACAAATCGCCGGATCCGCTGACATCATCCAAACGCAAGAATCCCATTGCTTTTCTAGGATGAGCGACAAATACAATGTGTGTGTTGCTAAGTTTCGCCAGGCTTTCCAGCGACCATATAAAACGCTTTTGCGCTTCATATTTATCGGTGTTGGCCCCGTCCAATTCAAGCGCCATCAGATTATCAAGAATAATTAAATCTGCGCGGCTTTCCTGTGCTTTTGCTGTCAGCGCAATTAATATCCGCTGAAAGTTATTGCCGTGTTCGTTGTTGTAAAGCCATAACCGCGACCCCATCCACCCGGCAATCTGTTTTTTTATCTCATCCGGGACATAGAAAAATCGGGCGTGTTCTGCACTCTGGACAACGTGATTCTTTCCGGCTGCTTGCAAGTACAACCAACGCATATAATTTGTGTCTGTCAGCTCACCGGAATAAACTAATACGGTTGAACCGGCATCGATGGCGCTTAATGTGATTTCGCCTAAAAGTGTCGATTTCGCCGAACCACGCAAACCGCTAACCAATGACACGCACCCTTTTTCAAGACCCATCAGATTTCTATCAATCATCGTGATTCCGGTCTTGACGAATTCCCGCCGTTTTTCCGGCTTTGACAGAATCATTTCTGCCGTCTGAAACATTGGTGATTCGGGGGTTTCTTCCGTCATCGGTCTGTATATGATTTTCTGTCGTTCGGCATTGTGCCGCCGCCATCCTTCTTCTATTTGGCGGTCCCTGTCGTTTACCTGTTGTTCGTATGCCGTCGGTTCAAATAACACCCGGACATCTTGCCACGTTCTACCAGCGCATGAATTGTGCAAGCACTTAAAACCAATGGCGCCGCTGTTAAGTTCAAAAATTGCTGAATCCGGGGCGCGGTGGTTACTGTTAAACGGGCATTCATCAAGAACGTATTTCGTTCCGTCTTTGTATTTCCGTTCTTTGTACCGGATGCCGTGTTTTGCCATCCAATCACGGATGTCAAAGGTTGACGGCGTATAGTTGTTATATTGGTGTGGTTTGATTTCTTCATGGGGGACTGCCGCCGCCAGCTTTTCAAGATAAACCTTTGGCGTTTGTTTCAGTTCGCCGGGATCCCCTATGATGTGACTCATTCGGTGCGGCCTGTCTTCCGTGTTTGCGCCCTTCTGCGCCAGCGTTCCGTATAACTTGCAAATTCTCGACGGGTTAAAGTTCACAATATCGATATGCACCGAATCGGTGCTGAACATCATATCAAGTGATTTCAAGCAGTCAGAAATCAACTGTATGTTTTCATCTGTGTTAAGTAACCCTATCTTATAAAGCAGATGAACGCCGTTGCCGCTGAACGCTTTTAGCGGTTCTTCAAAGCCAATGCCGCTTAGATAATCCCGGACGCGCCGCGCCAGGTCAAAAGCCTTTTTGATTTCATCAGCCGTTGCGGAAATACCGCTTGTCCGTTCCGGGTCGAAATCGACGAACAGCCAATCGAAACCATCTATGTCTTTGTCGCTGGTGGCTTCCTTTGTTTTTTTAAACCGTTCGGAAGCTGCGCGGCTTAACAGTTCCGGCTTTACCCGGTTAACGGTGATATAAACATTCTCCCCGCGCAAATCGACAGTATCAAAAGCGGTTATCAACCTTTCGGCATCGCGAAAGTATCCGCTGATACCTTTTCCGGGGATTCGGATTTCGAACACTTCGCCATCCGGCTTCAATGTTGCAATTGCTTTCCGAATCTCTGCGGGGTTAATCAAGCCGTCATTCTTCATAATTCCGGTTCGCCCCCTCCCCCGTATTATTATTTCTTACATTCTTTCTTACATTCTTTCTTACATTCTTTGTATGTGGCGCGGTACTGTCCTCGGTGGTGTCCTTATTACTGTCCTTATTGCTGTCCTCATTACTGTCGCGTGGATCTTGCAAAACCCCATAATTTACAAGGGTTATAAGCGTCCTGTTTGCTGTCGCATCTCTGCGTATCATTTGAAGGTTTTCCAAAAGGCGCAGAAAACGTAAAGTTTTGTCTTTTCCCCAACTCCATCGGACAGCTAATTTCCGAACAGATGTATAAACTTGACCGCGTAAAATCGTTATTCGCGATTTGCCAATAACAAAAGATGTGTCTTTGTGCGCAGCCATTAAAATAAGGTCAATCCATGCAGACCGCATATTAAAAGGTTCGTCAGATGTCCATATCTCGGAATCTTGAATAGACCGCCACAGGATGACATAGCCCCTTTTTCGGTTCACGGTCCCCCCTCCAACAGTTCAATTATTCTTTTCCCGGTTTCGGACTTGTCGCAGAACAGGAATCGGATTCCGTATTCCGTTTCCATTGTTTTCATGGCTTTGTAAAGCTGGGGGCCGTCTGTCGCGTTTGGGTATTTCGGCACCTTACAAGGGCGCCCATCCTTCACAGCAAATGTCATTATGTCCCGGCGGGGGTTGTGCCAAAAATAAACATCTTCCAGGCGCTCAACCCCTTCGCCGTGTTCACATAATATGATTAACTGGATTCCGCGTTTCACGGCCCGCAACAGTTCGGCCCGGAATCGTTTATGCTGTTGTGTGATGTTGCCGCAAATCTCCAATAAATCTTTTTTGCGGTCTATCACCAGTTCCGGCCTGTCTTCGATCTGATAATCTCCGACATCTAATTCATGCCGTTCATAAACGATCCTTAATTCGTCAAGTTGCCCACATATCCGGGTTAGTTCGCTCTTATGTTCCCGCGTATCGATAATCAGTTTCATAACGCTTTAGAACGGGATTTCTTCATCTGCCGTATCGGGGACATTGATAAAACCATTGGCATCAACTGGCGGCGCTACTTTAACGGCGTTGATTGCGCTTGCATCAAGCAGCTTATCAGCCGGGATTTTCGCGCCATCGGCGGCGGCATCCTGGCAGAACCAGCGCAGTTTATGGCGCTTTTTGATTTCGCCGTTGTATTCTTCCTCTACCACGCCGAACACGCCGCCAACTTTTTTATTCTTAAACTGCGCGGAAAACTGCGGGCCATCGCCCCAATCAACCGCAAATCCGGGGTTGCTGTCTTCAACAGCCTTGATAAAGCTCTTGAAATTCTTAGTGCATTTGCCATCATCGCCGATTGATACAACATATCCGGTTCCGTTGTTGGGCCATTTCTTTTCCGGGCGTACATCAGCCGCGAAAGACTCGCTGAAATATTCCGGCTGCTTGTCGTTCTTAGCGAAGTCGAACAGAACCACCAGCATCGGCTTTCCTTTCTTGCTCTCACGTTCTGCAACCTGTTTGATAATCATGTGATGACCGCCCAGCTCCACCGGGGTAAAATCGCCGCCTGTTTTTACGTTGTCAAAGTTATTAGGTTTCTGCATTGTTATTCCTCCTATTAAACTAAATCCCCATTAAATCCATGTCGGGATCTGATATCATTTTCGGTAAGCCATGTGCCTTCTTTGTGATACTCAACCATGCCGCGATAATTATTTTCCCTGTCGCAAAAATCAAAGTAACCATCGACCATTACTACGCCGCGCATTTCGCCGTCTTTTGTAATAGCGATGTAACTTATCGGAACATATCTGCTATTATTTTCTTCATCATTCCAGTATTGCGCGTATGTCGGACGGGCGGGTGGGATGAGATTAACAACAATATCATGTTCAAGATTATTCTCTTTCATTAACCCGCCCCCATTCCGTAATATTCCCGAATAGCTGCATCAACGGCTTTCAAGTCGTTCGGAATCTCCAAGTCAAACATTCCTTCCGGGCTTTTGGCGGTGCTGATGCCGTTGGACTGGGTATAGAATTTGTGATCCTGGCAATACAGAACGATGTCAAAGCATCCCTCAACCGTCAGTTTTTCATCAAGCATCTTGCCGATGGTTTTGCACTTCTCGCGCCCGTCCGAATCGGTTTCGGTGTGGTGCAAGAAATAGACGATCTTATCATCCTGTTCCAGTTCGTTGATAAAGTGAATCAGATTACGGAAATTCGCCGCCATCTGTACAAATTTGTCATAACCCTTTTCAAATGACCGGTCGAACAGCTCATTAACCAGCAAATACTGACTATCATCAATGGCTATCGACTTTGCGGTGCTTTTGGTTATGATGTTTTCAATCCATGCATACTTGCCCCGGTTCAATGTCGCATAATCTTTCGGCGGTTCTTTGGATGCTCCATATTTCGGAACCTTAACAACCGTGATATCAGACTTGAATGGGAGTCGCCCTTTTTCGACGGATATCACGCCGATTTCGTCCGCCGTGAAGTTTTTCAGCGAATAAGTTTTGCCGGAACCGCTCCGCCCCATAATTAAAACGGGTAGTGCCATAGTTTTAACCTCCTTGATTTTTTGTGTTATAATCAAGGCAACAAGGGCCGCGAACCTTTGTTACCTTCTAAGCGCATTCGGGCCGTTTTCCCGGTGCGCTTTTTCATGCTCCCGCTACCATCAGCATTAAAGAGAACGCCGCGAAGACTGCCGCCAATGTGAAGAGCTCGCCCATGCCAAGAACAAAATTCATCAGCGGGCCGGGGCCGTCCATTTCATCCAAATCGTCATCCGGCAGATCGGGCATAGATAACCCTCTCGCGGGATCGCTTGTAATAGGGATATATTCCAGATGTGCCGGCATTCCCGGCAGACCGCATAACGCTTTATTCGCATTTGTCATCTTTGGTTTCCTCCTCTCCATACATCATCACCGCAAGCACCCGTTTCTTTTCGTCAACGCTTAACGTGTTATAGCGGATGACATCTTCCATTAATTCGTTTCTAAGCGTTTCGATTTCCTTTTTTGCTTTTTTGGCGTCATAGTCGAAATGCTCACGCTCCAATACTGCCGCCATCGTAAGATACCCTTTTAATGTCATTGTTTGGCTCTCCCTTCCTCACGGTTACATCAAGTCCGGTACGCTCCGACAGGATGACGGAAAGCGCCGCCAGCAACCGATCAACATTTAAATTCGTTTTTCCCATTCGGGTTCCTCCACTCCCGCAAGATATCAAGCAGCGTTTCCTTTCCGCTGGCGGAAATCTTCCCGGCGATCCAATCAGCCATAATCAGATTTTCAAGGCGTTTGAATTCCTTCACGCCGTCTTGAAGTCGCATCCGCCCGGAATCGACTTGATCGAAAAACCGGCTGATAGCTTGCACATGTTCCGCAAATGGTGACATTGTTACACCCCCATTAGTTTAGTTTAATTCAACTCTCCGGGCAATAAAATATCATCCGGACTGAACCCGGTAACATGACAGATGGCATACAGATAAACCGGCTTGATTGGTTTATTGGTGTTTTCCCATTCCCATACAAGCTGTGAAGAAACACCCAGCTTATCGGCTAAATCCTTCTGTGTTAACCCCCTTGCAACCCTTGCGGCGGCAATCGGAATTTTTGCCATTTTTTCACCTCCTTGTGATTTTTATGATTGTTGGAACTATTGATAGTATAGTTTAGTTTAACTCAACTGTCAACAGGAATTTTAAACTACGCTTGATTTTATAAGCCATGAAAAGTACAATGTTTTTACAGGAGGAAAAGCCGATGATCATCAATGAAAAAGAATATGCAAATGTGATCGCGAAAAACTTACGACGATTAGCGCTAGAATATGATAAGACACAAAATGACATCGCCAGCGCATTGAACGTTAGCAAATCTTCGGTTTCATTATGGTTTAACGGGAAAAGCACTCCGCGAATGGATAAGATCGACGCACTCTGCAAACTGTTTAATGTTCGCCGCGCTGATATCATGGAGCCAAAAGAAGAAACCATCCACGCCGCTTTGACGGCAGAAGACATTCGGCTACTTTCGGCATATCATGCCGCAACGGAAGAGCAAAAGAAAATAGTAGAGTATATTTTGAAGATCAATGAAATAACAATGAGTATAGAAGAATAGAAAACGCCCGACACAAGGCCGGGCGCGTTAGGGGGAGAATACCATGAAAAAATGATTGGTGCTTCTCTTTGGGGTTCTTTAAGTTTAAACGACGCGGACGGGTTCCGCAACATGGGGGAAAAGAAACATGAAAAGAACGGCGATTTACTGCCGCGTATCGACATCGCGTCAGGAAAAAGAAGGGGATTCAATCCCCGCGCAGCTTGATGCGTTACGGGAATACATCCGCCAGCGGGATGATTTAACCCCGGCGGGGGAATTCATCGATGCCGGAATCAGCGGAACGAAAGAACAGCGCGATGAGCTGCAACGGATGCTTGATTCCGTCCGGGCGGGCGAAATTGATTTAATCATTTGTACGAAATTAGACAGGTTGCACCGCTCTCTCCGTAACTTCTTGAATATGCAATCGGTACTGGAAAAGCATAATTGCAACTGGTTAGCGATTTGGGAGCCGATATACGATTCTAGCACACCGCAAGGGCGCATGATAATAAATACCATGGTAAACCTTGCCCAATTCGAAGCAGAAAACACCGGAAGCAGAATCCGCCAGGTATTCGAATACAAGGCCCAACAGGGCGAAATATTAAGCGGCAAAGTGTTATTTGGCTATCAAATCACCGACAAACATTTAACCATCGATCCCGCCGCCGCGCCTGTTGTCCGGGCCTTATTCGATGAGTACGCGAAGAATAACAGCCTTTCGGATGCTGTCCGGCTTGCCGGTGAGCTGGGGCGGATAACCGATATACGAAGCATGAAAAGGCTATTGAAAAACCGAAAGTATATCGGGGAATATCGCGGCAATCCGAATTACTGCCCGCCCATCATCGAACGGGCGGTATTTGATGCCGTGCAAATCGGACTTGCCCGGAATATTAAGCAGTCACAGAAAAGAACATACATCTTTTCCGGCTTGCTTGTCTGCGCAGAATGTGGGCGAAAGATGGCGGGAACCAATCACGCCACCAGGCGCAACGGAAAAGAATATCCTCTGACTCTGTACCGGTGCAATGGTCATTATTCGCCGATGGTGCATTGTTCGCAATCCCGAACGATATCAGAAAGCACCATCGAAAACGCCGTTTTAAAGGCGGTAAAAGCTGAAGTCGATAAAATTACCATTGAACAATCTAAACCCCGTCAGACCGGCGCACAACGCGCCAAACCGGCAAAAGAAAAGGCTATCATGCGGAAACTTGAACGCCTAAAGGCTGCATATCTTAACGGCGCGATCCCGCTGGACGAATACAAAACGGATCGCGAACAGCTAACGGAAGAATTAACCGCCTTAAAGGCTTCAGAACCCCGTAAGACTGCGCCCGCCGTCCGTCTTGATAAAGTGTTCACATCGGATTTTGAAACCGTATACAAGGCGTTAAACGCGTCAGAACGGCGCCGTCTGTGGCGGTCGGTAATAAAGGAAATCCGTATGGATGCCGGAAAGAATCTTGATATTATTTTTTTGTGATTTCATGGTATTAAACAACGCTTTCCATTCGGCTGTGGTTGGTTAATACTACCAATTCTAACGGCTTATTTTTGTACATTTTTGTTATCGGAATTCGATAAATAGTTGTTGTAATCCAATAATATTCTGCTATAATAGTATATGTAAGGAACAAACAACAGCACCGAAGGAGAAAGAAATGATTGAAATTGATATTCAGGCGATTACAGAAATGGGTTGTTGCGTATACACTAGCATATGGGTATCAGAAGACTACACCATGACAGAAGTTGCAAGAACAATCAAAGAAAACGGGTTTAAGATGTTTCGGATTCTCGATACAATGAAACGTTTTGCAAGCGTTTAAACCGAACACACCGGGCCGGGCGGTTAATCCCGGCAAAGGGGGAAACATGAATACATTTTATCGGTTCCACTTGAACGGCATCACCTACAACGCCACCGGCGCAAACAGATTCGAAGCCCAGGGAAACGCGGAACGGGCGAACGACATCGACTTAACCGGCGCACGGTACGAAGAAATTTACAAGCTGCGAACAGTTAGAACGGGAATCGTTAGATAAGGAGAAAAACAAATGACAGCATCCGAAATCCGGGATTTGACCGGCATGAACCGCCGGAAGTTCTGCGAAACTTACGGCATCCCATACGCGACAATGTGCGATTGGGAAGCGGGGCGCGTAAAGCCCGCCGGATATGTTTTATCCCTGTTGGAAAAGGTTGTCCGGGCGGACATCATCGAAAAACTGAACAAATGAATATTTAAACACCCCGCGCCGATAGTGACGCGGGGCTTTCTTATGACCGGACATTTAATGTCCGGTTAAAGTGTCCAAACGGTTTGTATTCCGTTTTCGTCTGACCGATAAAGCGCACCCTCATCGGCGTTCCGGGTTGTTTCGAAAAAGTACCAATGATTACTGATGAATTGCCACCCGGTGAGCATATAACCAGCTCTGTCAAAATAATATCTGTGTTTGCCGCTGGCGGATTCCAGGTCTTTCCAGCCAATCGCGAAGTTCTGATCGGCGTACTCATACCACCAGCGCACACCGTCCGCAGCCTTTCGCCATCCTTCCGCAACCGCAATATCTTTCCCGTAAGCCGGACGGCCATAACCGGCAATCCTGGCATAATTCACGGGGTATTGTTTCGCGAACACCCCGCCGCCATTGGCCACGACAGAAGAACCGGCGGAAGTGTTGCCCTCGATGGTGTAAACCGTGTCGTTTCGAACATCCACAACTAGCCCGGTATGACAGATTCGACTGTTGTTCTGAAAGAAAATCTGATCGCCCCGCTTCGGGGATGCGTACCACGCGCCCATCTTCTTATAAAGGGCGGCACTCTGCACCGTATAATCGTCAAACTGTCCGCCGATCATCTTCCGGGCAGTCGAAATGCCGTATGCCCGGTAGAAGCACCAATCAACGAAACAATCACACCATGCTGCCGGATAATCCATAGCAGCGGGGTAAATCTGATGCATCTCATAGCCGTATTTCGTATAATTGTTCGAACCG